CCTAAGGCCATACGTATTGTATACATAATCCTTGAGTGGAACGATGATAGGGCCTTGTTCTGTTTGGACAGTTCGATCCAATTGATTTGAGAATACAGGTTCCACACCGCTACTAATGTTATCAGCAGTGAAGCTAATAGTGCCAGTGGGGGCGATAGAGGTGAGGTGACTATTTCGGATACCATGCTTTTGTATTAACTCCCTTAGGTCTCTAGGTAAACGCTGTATGAACTGACTTTGGTTATACTCAGGCTTGTACTCAGGGAACACTCCCTTCTCTTCAGCCAACAAAGCAGATGCTTCATACGTACCACACATAAGCGTCTTAGTTATCTTACGAGTCACTCGTACTGCATCAGAACTACCATACCTGATACCCATAAGAGTGAGTACGTTAGCGAGTCCAGTGATCCCCAATCCCATTCGTCGTTTAGCTTTAGCTTCTCTCTCTTGAGCCACAAGAGGATACTTAGTGCGATCAATAACATTGTCCATAGCACGTACAACATGTGGAATATCCTTCTTGAACTGAGCGTAGTCAAACGTATAGTAATCTTTATGTTGGTTTAATCTACTGACGTACTTAACCAAGTTAAAGCTACCTAACAAACAAGCACCATAGGCAGGCAATGGTTGCTCACCACATGGGTTAGTAGCTTCGATGGTCTCTGCATAGTGTAGATTGTTGTCATCATTAATGCGATCAATAAACAAAATTCCCGGCTCTGCCCAATCCCAATTGTTACGCATGATCTCATCCCACAATGCTGATGCGTTAATGCTATCATAAACCTTACCTTCAAATTCAAGATCAAACATATCCCCACTCTGGACTGCCTTCATGAATTCATCAGTAACACCAACGCTAATATTAAAGTTAGTCAACGTGCTACTGTCTTTCTTGGCACGTATGAACTCTTCAATGTCAGGATGATCAACACGTAGGACAGACATCATCGCTCCACGTCTGTGACCTGCCGATACAATAGTATTACATACGCTGTCAAATATAGCCATGAATGAAACAGGGCCAGAGGCGCTGCTATCAAGAGAAACAATACGATCATTACGAGGACGTATGCGGCTAAAGTCAAAGCCAATCCCACCTCCTCGACGCATAGTTTCAGCGGCTTCCTTAGCCTTATCCATGATTGAGTCCATGCTGTCTTCAATAACTCCACTGACAAAGCAGTTGTACGCTGTAACATTCTTAGGACTTCCCATTGCTGCCTGTACTCTACCAGCTGGCATGTACCGTTGGTTAAGTAGGATATTCTTAAAGACTAAACGATGTTCTTCAGTGTCAGACATAGCCCCTGCCTGTCTAGCACACGCTTCATTAAATGACTCATTAGGTAGTCGGTACTTCTGTGCATGTAAGTCATCACACGCCTGTACTTGTGGACCGTAAGAGTTGTGACCGATATTGTTATTCATTATAATCTACTTCCTTGTTGTGGTAGCTTTATTGTAACACATCTAGTGTGTACGTCAAGTGCTGATTTAATTAAATTGGTATACTTCAATTCGATTTGTGGAGCTATAATATCTCTACAGTCCGCAAAGGTTCTTGCCGTATCTACTTCATTCACAGCTGTTCTTATTGTTCCATCTGGTAGTATAACTGTAAGAACTACTAAAATAATTTTAATCATTAGGTAAATCCTTCATCAAATACTGTACATCCATCCAGTAAAGGGGAGGTATAGACATAACATGTCCTCCTGCCCATACCCATTTCTTCCACTCGTAGTACGCTGTCGCTAAATTCCCAGCGCCTACGTAGGCTAGTACAGTTCGTGCAGTATTAGGTGGCTCATCCCCCGGCAACCATAAGGTCATTTGATCAAGTCCTCAAGAGTAGGAGCTTTATAGTTCGGTCCTTTAGTGATCTTCCCATATTCGTTAAGAACCGGCTTACCTTCATCGTCAAGCTTAGACATATTGCTACTATGCACCCTATTGAAAGCGCTAGTAAAACTCCCCACAATGGCGTTAAAGCTAACCACAGTCCCTGATAAAACATATTGTAAGTCACATAGCTCCTTCAGCAGCTTCGCCCACTGCTCTTTGGTTATTGGTTTACCTCGTTCAAGTGCCATCTGCATAGCCTGTAACTCAGCTACCACTTCAGCACACTCCTCAACTAATAGCTTCTCCCGTAGCTGGAGGAGGCTGACCCTAGGTGCCGACGCAATGTCAGTACCTGTGGCCTTATGGAATTCCTCAACCGCTACTTCTTTAGTCCTAGTCTTCATGATGCTCATCCTAATGTACCGTGTGTAGGTTGGACTTAGGTGTTACTTCAGGCATCTGACAGCTAATTAAGAGTAGCTCTGCTGAACTGTTAAGTAACCCCCACTCAGGTGTATCGACAGGGTATTGACCCATGTCTTCAACCATTCGACGTAGCTGCTCCATCCGTACCGCTAAAGTATCAGGTGGGAACATCATCATTGGCTCATTAAAATCATCCATCTGTATCATCTCCTTGATCTATGTCAATGTCAAATATCTCTTGAAGTTGGCCCATGTTCTCTTCAATCTTATCATCAAAGCGATCAATGATATCTTCACTATCTATCTCAAGTATCTCACATAACAATGTAGCGTCAGTTAGTTCAGCTAATCGTTTAAGGAATTGCTCAGGTTGTAAAGGCATCTGTTATATCCTCCAGTGTATAGCTTCTCAGTCCTTCCTTCTCACACCATTGCTTCATGTTTAACTTCCCACCCTTACGTACTCGTTTCGTAGGGTTATACAGTAGAAACACTAGCTCCTGTTCATGTGTATTCAAGCAATCTCTGATGGCCTTGTACTTTTGGATGTCTCCTACTCTAAAGTATCCTTTAGCCTCCACCAGTATCTCTATACCTGAGACTGTATGAGGGCCGGTGAAGTCCGGTATGTAGTTCCTATGTGTTACATAGGGAACCTTCTTGGACTCATACTCACACAGGTCTCCTAAAACCTGTGCGGCATGGGCCTCAAACTTGTTACGATACTTAGGTTTTAGCATTAGGCTTGGTAGGTTTTACAGGGGTTTCTTTAATGTCCCGTGTCATACACTGTGTCATGCTACCTGAGCCAGCTACAAAGGTGGACCCATGTAGTACCCATCCATCATTCAACAACGCACTGACGTTCTCTTCTAGACGATCTTGTCGTGGTGTCGTTACTACTTTATATTGCATCATGTTATTAGTTCCTTTAAAAGTGCAAATCAATTTCAGTACAGGGTGTACCATTCTTATACTTAGGCTTGTTGACTACGTTAGTCATATACTTAGGACCTGATCCAGTGATAAACAATCTCATATCAGGGTAGCAATGCTTCTTAAATGGGCAGTATCCACACATGGTAGAGAGCTTCATGTTACCGGAGACACCATCAGCTACTGGAACTGAACATGGCTCAGGCATCTCATCAGATGCGGCTACCTTCTTAACTTCCTCAACCCTATCCACGATGGAGTCTGAGTAGAGGCTGTGGTACGGGTGGTCAGTGTCATCTAGATCGTACTTGCAGATGGCTAACGTACCACTGTCACGATCCATAGCTAACCAAGCCCACTTACGTTCTCCTTCAGCATGGGCGTATGCCTTGATCTGATCGATGTACCCAAAGGTATCATCAGCAGCTAAGGAACCCTTCTGAAACTTAGTGATGCCAAACTTAGTGGTTGACTTAACGTCCACTACAACACCATCTATCTTACAGTCCATTGAACCTTTGATACCGCCAACGTCCAACAGCTTCTGTTCATCAGTAACTGTGTGGCCTGCTAGTCGTACAAAGAGTAACAACATTTCTTCAATGACATGACCATACATGAACTTGATCAATGTCTTAGGCTCAATCTTCTCTTTCATGTAGCCTTTAGTACCCATCCACTGTTGACGTAATGGCTTTCCTACAGCAGATAGTCGTAGACCTGAGCGATTACTGAAGTTCACTACACTAGGTACGAACTCTTTCCGCATCAAGTCCTTCATGGACTCCCCAAACTTCTCGATCTCTGCTTCAGTGTCAACTCCCTTCCCACTGTTCTTGTTTTGCATTAACTTATATACGTCATCTACTAACGTGTCTAATGTCTTTAGTGTGTCTGTGCCCATGTGTCACCTACCTTGTATTCTCCGTCCAAAGGACAGTTCATGTTAAACTTAATGCCTGCTGTCTTAATACATTCTACAGCTAACCATCCGAATTGATCTGCTTGGTCCTCACGAACCTCAGCCTGTATCTCATCATGGATATTACCTACCATGTTATACTCTATCTTGTATATTTTAGCATACTCTTCTAACAGTGTCAATGCCTTCTTCATAACAATCGCACCAGCCGACTGAAGTAATGTATTCAATGCAGCGTGTGTCGATCTTACGTGGAGCTTCCTCCCATCAAGTCCTTTAAGATACCCTCGAACACAGGCTCGTTCAACTCTGTCTCTAAGATGTCCAAGACTTGGTGTATTGCTAAGGAACTTAGCTTTAAGTTTCTTTCCATCTGTTGATGAGCCTCCGACAATGCTTCCGATCTTAGCATCCCCGGCTCCATAGAGGAAAGCATAGATGAAAGTTTTAGCTGAGTCTCTGTCTGGTAATCCAGCTGACTTTTGATTTGCTGTATGCACATCTCCACTGGTGACTTCATGCGTGTATTCCTTATCGTCCATGTAATGTGAGAGCATCCGTAGCTCCAAGCCAGCAGCATCAGCACCGACAAGCTTGTATCCTTTCTTAACTATCCAACAGCTACGACACTCCTTG